TTCCTTATATATCAACGATTAGACACGATTTCGATCGTGTCTTTTTTGTTGTATGTTTAGCCCAAAATATTTTTTGACTCCCCATTTGACTCCCCCTGAGTACTATTCTTCATAAATGCTACAAAATTATTGATAACTTTTTTGTTTTGAGTTTCAGTTACATGAGTGTAAATGTTTGAAGTAGTTTGAATATCTGCATGCCCTAAACGTTCCTGAACATCTTTTAAAGAGGCTCCTGATTCAAAAAGGAGAGAGGCATGAGTATGTCGAAAACCATGAGTGGTGATTCTTTTAGTTAATTCTGGATGATGCTTATATATGACATTAAGCCACGAACGCGAAACTGTAGGATTATAGAGAAGACCATCATGTTGAAAAATTAAGTTTTCGCTTTGGATTGTAACGATCGTTTTGTTTTTTGTATAATACTTTCTCAATAAACTGATCAAATCATTGTCTAGATAAATTTTTCTTTTTCCAGATTGTGATTTAGGAGTATTTACGATCAATCTTCCTTGATATCCTCTTGTTACAGTTTTATTAATATTGAGTGTTTTGCTCTTAAAGTCAATATCCGACCAGGTCAGTGCAAAAGCTTCTCCTTTTCTTATACCTGTAAAAGCCAATAGAGAAAAGAATAAATATCTTTCATCATCATCGTTTCTTATTGCTTCTAAAAATTCGATTAATTCTTCTTTAGTATAAAATTCGATATTTTTATCTTCGATATCTAGAGCTTCTCCGCGTGGAACAGAAACTAATTTCATAGGGTTGCTAGTTATGATTTGTAAAGAAGCAGCGTAATCAAAAACATTAGATGTGTAATTTTTTATTTTCTTAAAAATTTTAGGATGGCTATCGGACCAAGTGTTTACTGCTTCTTGACAGAAAAAAACGTCTATTTTGTCAATGAACTTATCTCCAAACACTTTTAAGATGTGTGTGTCAAAAATTTGTTTGGTGGAGGACCAAGTGCTTTCTTTAACTGTCTTTTTATAATTTTCAAACCATAAGCCGTAAACATATTCGAATTTCTTGCTCTTTTGAGCTGTAGAAGCTTGCAGTCCTTTTTCCTGTATATCTGCCTCCAATCTTTTTAAAGCTCTCTCAGCGGCTAGAGGGGTACTAAAACCTCGTCTTGTCGTTTTTCTTTTTTTTCCTGTTAGCGGATCAACTCCTAAGTACAGACTAAACTGATATTTTTCTTCGCCTTTTTTTGTTAAATACTTTTTAATTCGTTTATCAATTTCTTTTTTTGCCATCTTTATCTTTCCTTTCGTACGTTTGTTCGGTTGTACAGCGGATTTCGAGATGGTAAAATAGGGTACAACAAATAGACCTACTTTACCGTAGCTCTTTGCACATTTGCGTTCTTGGTCGGGCGGCAAATGTGCTTTTTTTATTTCACTCTTAGTTCTTGTCCTGGATAAAGCATGTAGTTGTTTGGATCCATACCGTTTAATGCAAACAGTTGATCTACCGTAATTCCAGCTCGTTCGGCTATTTGTTTGGGCCCTTCACCAGGTTGCAAAGTCAAGGTTTCGGTTTCAGATGAAAAAGGTGCCGTTGGTTGAGCTTGATTAGCTGGTACATAATCTTGTGGTACTGATTGCTCCGTTGAACTGGGAGTGGGTGAAACTTGTTCAACACTTGAACTAGGAGTAGCTTCTGCATAGCTTTCTACACTTTCAGCAGAGTAAGTACTACTAGTTTCAGGAGGCGTATTCTGCGCAATAGCATCTTGTTCTACAGTACTAGAAGATGCAATAGTACTTTCTGTTGTAGTCGAAGATGATTGTTCGTTGCTGCTTGTTGAGCTAGTAGTTGTTCTAGATTATTTAGTTTTTTCCTTTTTGTAGGGTTTCAAAACTAATTTTTCATTATCATCAGATTTGTTAGATTTTTCTGGAGTTAAAATAATATTTTTATCTTCTTTGCTGACAGTATATTTGGCATCATTATCTTTGTCTTTATCATCTTTCCAAGTCATAACATCGCCTTCAAGTGTATACTCAAATTTGTAATTCATTTGGTCGACTAAGCTTTTAGCAAATTCTTCTCCCATAGCCTCCCAATCGTTACTTGAAGTTGATTTCATAGAACTTGTGTCAACACTAAAAGATACGACGTGATCAGAAAATGATGCGATCATATTAGGTTCGTCATCTTTGGTTGCTTCAATCAACCAATCATTAGCTTTTAAATCTTCTGTAGTTACTTTTTTACCACAAGCAGTGAAAAGTAACAGAGAAGCAAAAACTAATAAACTTGTTATTACTTTTTTCATTTTGTTTCCCTCTTTTCTGGTATAATATATTTGTGATCTCAGAAATGAGGTATGAGTCCGTGTTGCAGCACGGGCTTTTTTTATTTAAATAAGTCCCAAAAGCTAAACGTAGTCTTTTTATAAACTTTATTGTATGCAGCTTTTTTTGGGTCTTTAATCCATCCAGAGCCTTTCTTTCCATAACCAGGAATCACAGCTTTTTTCACAGCTCTTTTTGCCTTTCCAGTAGTTCTAGCGCTGATTGATTTTTTTATACTTGGTTTTCTCATTCCTATTTTCATAAGAAGCCTCCATTTAAATTACATTAAGGTACATAGAAGAAGCGGCATAGTTCACAAGTAATTTTTTTATATATTCTTCACAATCATAGCCAATTCCATAGTAATCCATGAATTTCATATAGTTGATTTGATCTACAGATAAAGCAAATAAATTCATATAATCTTGCAACAGTACTTCAATCATGAATCTATTTGCTTCATCTTCCATTTTTGAGTGGAATACAGTTTTGCTGTAAAGCGATATCAATTCATTGTGACTTAGTGCATGACGTGATTCATGTAGCAATACTTTTTTTTGTTCTAATTCATCTAAATTTTGATCAATGAAAATTGTCCTTAATTTAGGAAGATAAAATCCTTCTGATTCAATATTGGTAATTTCTACGTCAATCCCGTTTTCCTTCAACAAATCTTCAATGTTATCCATACACTACAACCTCACTCGCTTTTTCTACCTTGTAAAAATATCCTTACCGCTTCTTTATCTTGATCGGTAAGTGGTTTTCCGTTCCAAGTCATTGCTCCATCTAAAGCATCATCCAAATCGGTTGGTGGTAATTGAGAATCACTATCCTCTAAGTTATCGGTTCTACCTAGTAGATAATCAACAGATACATTGAAATAATTAGCAATTTCAGTAAGCTTTTCAGCGGATGGTTGTTTTCCACTTTTCAAACTATAGAAATAGTTTTCACTGTATCCTAAATCAATTGTTACTTGTTTCATTGTTTTTGAATGTTTTTTTGCAAGAAATTTTATCCGCTCAAATACTGTCATACCAGCATTCTCCTTTTTTCTTTACAAAAAACCAATAAAAAAGTGTAGTTTTGTGTTGACATAAACAACACTATAGTGTATATTGGTTTTGTAAGTTAATTGGATAGAAAAAAAGCAAACTAAAAACACACCTTATAGCATTAAGTTTGGCGACCGATTGCACAATAAAGGGTTTGTTGTAGGCTTATTTAACTATGACTATATACTACACTATAGTATGGTTTGCAGTCAACTAAAAATATATTTTTCTATCCAATTTTCTTTCTAAATAAAAAGAAAGGAAGTGTGTGAAGTGAGTAATATCGATAATGGAAGGGAAGCCATCAAAGAATTTATGAAAGCAAATAATATTTCAGAATACGATTTGGCCACTGCATATGGTAGATCGAGAACTTGGATTCAGCGTGTTTTAAGTGGAAAAGATAAAGGTCCAGCAGTTAACGCCTTTATTCTGGAAGTTATTCGCGATCATAAAATTCGATAGGAGGCAAGTCATGAATATTCTAAGCGAAGAGTTTTTGACTCGTTTGAGAATTGCAATTGTTGAAGTTGTAAAGGACGCACTTAGTCAACTTTCAAAAAAGAATTTGTCAGAAACACGATATTTAAAAAAGATCGAAGCTAGAAAATATGTGGGAGGTGTAAACGACCAAGGCTTTGAGAAGTTAATAGCTCACGGTTTAAAAGAAATTCGTATAGATGGCTTTTTAAGATATGACAAAAAGGACATCGATGAACTGATGGCTAAATACAAAATTTAAAGGAGGAAAAACATGGGTAAATTCAACAGAGCATTAGTATTTAGCGCACCGCTAATCGTCTATGCTTTAGGACTTTGGGGAAGCAGGCAAGCGTTGATAGGAACGATTGTTTACATGGTCTGGATTTTTATGGGGCTTGATGAAGCTGAGTACAAAACAAAAAAGCCAACCGAGGGGGCTGACTAAAAAAGTCTAATGTCTATAAGAAAGGTTTGACAAAAAATGAAAGAATTATTTTTTTTAATAACTTTCATCATTTTTTCTATCAGTGTTTTCTACATTAACCTTTGCGTTGCTAGATTTGCTTTGAAAAGTTTTAGGAACAGCAAACGAAAATAGAGCTATAAAAGATACGAATGTAGTAGCTACGTTAAATTGCTCTTTAGAAAACGTCAATGTCATTGGAATGATAATTGATATCGATGAGAAAATCTTTGCGATAATAACTATCCATTTTTCAATTATAAACATTTTTAAATTAAGCACCATTAGACAAAATGTAGTTCCTATATAGAGGATAAATGAAGATAGAAATAAACATATTAGTCCAGTCTTAAAAAAAGAGAAGTAATCTATGTGGGCAAATTCTGTTAATATGCTTTTTTGATTTAACACAATCAAACTACTGTTGGATAAAAATGACAGTAAGGAAAGAGTTGCTCCGATTACTAAATAAAAAATAGTTGTTAACAATATTATATTATCGATTTTTCTGCTCATGTTTTCACCCCACCAGAATTATATCAAAAAGGAGAGAAGAAATAATGCAAGAATTAGTAATTTTGAAAAATAAAGAAGCTGTGACTACGAGCTTGCAAGTGGCAGAAAGTTTTGAGAAAAAGCATCAACATGTTTTAAGAGATATTGATGCACTGAAAAAAGATGTGTCCAATTTTGGACAGATGTTTTCTGAAGGTAATGAGCCAGATTCCTACGGAAGAAATCGACGAGTTTTCTTCATTAGCAGAGATGGATTTTTCTTGTTAGCTATGGGATTTACAGGAAAGAAAGCTATTTACTTCAAACAAAAATACATTGAAGCATTCAACGAAATGGAAGATGTTATTCGCAAGAATACTGTTCCTCAAACAATTGAAGATATGATGATCTACCAACTAGAAGAAATGAAAGATGTTAAAAAAGATGTTTCCATGCTTAAAGATACTATGCGAATTAGTGGACAACAAGAGTTTGAAATTAAGCAAAAAGGAAATATGAAAGTTATGGAAGTTCTAGGAGGCAAAGAAAGCCGAGCTTATGAAGAAATCAGTAAAAAAGTATTCTCAAAATTTTGGTCTGAATTTAAACGTACCTTTTCAATCCCAAGATATGGCGAGTTACCTCGTAAGAGATTCGATGATGCTGTTTCATTTATTGAAATGTGGTTACCAGAAACTGCGATCCGTATGGAAATCGATCAACTGAACAGACAACAAAGACTTTTCGGTGATGAAAATGAATAGAGCTGAAGCGCTAAGAATAGGGACGGTAATTGCTAATCGCTGGTGGAGACATAACAAACCAATCATCCTAAGCCAACAACATATCGACAAGCAAAAAGCTTGGCAACAAATAAAAAGCGACTCCGCCGGCAAGCATTGAGTCGCAAACAAAATACATCTAAGGAGAATTTTAGCATATGAATAAAGAACTTTCCACTTTAGATCAATATTTGACTGATTCTGAATGGGGCAAGTCGAATATCGAGGAAACAAATAATCGAAAAATCAGACGAAATCTTTTGACGAATGAAGAACTAGCATGTGATCAAGACGATTTGGGCAATTTTGTGAGTATTTGGGATCATGTCTATCTTATCCATTTATTGAAGCGGTCCAGAAAACCTGAATATATCTATGTCATCGAAGATGGCTTGATTGATGCGCTAGAGGAGTACGACAGAGATAACTTGATTGATATCTCTTATTACGGATCAGGTAAGAAATACATTGCTGAAATGGAGGCAGAATTTGATGAGTGAAATCAAAGGGACAACGAACTTTGAAAAACTTTTTAGTCGTAAGTTAAATAAAATTCTCAAGAAAAAAGGAAATTTTGATTATTTATCTTGGGCTCACGCGTGGGAGATTATGAAAAAGAATGATCCACAGGCAACGGTAACTATTAATGAGTATAAACACTACAGGGTTGTTTCTGGAACTCATCAAGACTTTCTTGTTGAGGAATATAAACCTTTTCTTATGGATGAAACTGGGACTTATGTATCTGTCTCAGTAACGGTTAAAGGACACACGGAAACAGAGTTATTTCCTGTTTTAGATTATCGAAACCAACCAGTTGTTAAACCAAATGCAATGCAAATCAATAACTCATTGAAGCGATGCTTTGTGAAAGCATTGGCTCTACATGGTCTGGGATTATATGTATTTCAAGGGGAAGATATTCCAACACCACCTAGAATCGATACAAAGAAATTAAGCATGCTAGAGACGATTCTAGAAGCTTTCAATGAGCAGATGGGTAAAGATATGACCAAAACCTTAATCGAATATGTTAATGAGCAGACAGATAAATTAGGGCTCTTAGCTGATAACGTTGAAACTATTGAACAGTTAAGCTATGAACAATGTGCCTTGATGGAGCGAGCAATAGCAGCTAAGAGAAAAGAATTAGATAAGAAGTGATATGAGTGTTTAAACCATTAATCGATTCATATTCAGCGGTTCTGAAAAAGTTCAAAGGAAAAGACATAGGTGCAACTATTAATGAAGAAGTGAACATCGAACGTTTGAAGACGATGTACGACGGATATGATGGCGATCGGATTATTGAAGTTCGATTTATTGATCCACGTCGATTTACTGTGCAGCAACGAAACTTCATCTATGCACTCATAGGTGATATTTTCATCGATACAGGCATGCCAACGGACTTCTGGAAGGAATTCTTCTACTTCCGTTTTGAAGGTGTCACAGGGCGCAAAATAAGCCTCAAAGATGAATCGAATACGACTGTGAGTGATGCTAATGTCTTAGCAAATATCATCTTAGATTTCATCTTTGAACATCATATTCCATTCAAAGAAGGTTATGAGATTTTACCAGCGAATCAAGAATACTACTTGTACAAGTGTATTACGAAAAGAGTCTGTTGTATCTGTGGAAGAACAGGAGCGGACATTGATCATTTCGATAAAGCGTTGGGTAGAAGGAAACGTAAGAAAATTGATCATTCAGAATACACTTACGCAGGACTTTGCAGAATACACCACACAGAAAAACATCAAATCGGTGTAACTAATTTTAAGAACAAGTATCAAGTCATCGGTATTAAATTGAACGAAGAAACGATTAAACGACTAAAAATTGGAGGCTAGGCACATGCCAAACTGGGCTGAAGGTACACTAAAAATCAGAGGAACTCAAGAGAATGTGATCAACTGTTTAAAAGAATATGTGACAGGAAATGTATATCCGATTTTCGAAAAAAATGAAGAAGGAAATGCGATTTTAAAACAAGGGCAACATGAAGTTTCGATCAAAAGGGATGAATGGGAATTTTCGATGAGTTGCAAGGACGGTTTTTATATTAAGAATACTCGAAGAGCTTTTATAGAATCTACAGAAATACAATTTTATTTGGAAAATGAGATTGGAAATGTTGAAATTACCGGCTTCAAGCAAGCTTGGTCAGTTGAGCCTAGTGGCTTTTTAGAAATGTCTAAGAAACATCAATTAGATATTAAAATCTTTGCATTTGAAAGAGGCATGGAGTTTACACAAGAAATTGAAATTATCAAAGGGGAAATAACTAAAGATCTTGGTAAAGAATATGAAGATTATTTTTGGAGTGTCCCTTTTGCATCAATAGGGGGATAAGAATGGCTGAAAGAAGAATGTTCGCAAAGACGATTATTGATTCTGATGCATTTCTAGATATGCCTTTATCAACACAGGCATTATATTTTCATCTATCAATGCGTGCAGATGACGACGGATTTATCAATAATCCTAAAAAAATTCAACGTATGGTTGGTTGTGGCGATGATGATTTAAAACTGCTTATGGCAAAAAGATTCATCTTAGTTTTCGAGAGTGGCGTGATCGTAATTAAGCATTGGAAAATACACAACTATATTCAAAAAGACAGATATAAGCCTACTTTATATCAAGATGAAAAAGCCCAGATAGCTGTCAAAGAAACGAATGCTTATACCTTTGTTGAAAACTTATCAGAACCTTCTGAAACCTCTACGGAACAACCTTCCGAAGATGTGTATCCATCATGTATACACGATGGATACAGTTTGGAGACACAGGTTAGGTTAGGTAAGGTTAGGTTAGGTAAGGATAGTAAAAAGATAAAAGATGTAACACCTTGTAAGTATTCTGACGAACACTTACGTCTTTCTCAAAAGTTACAAAATAATTTGACCAATGATTTCCCGAAGGAAATGGATAAAGTCGATATAAGCAAATGGGCTGACATAATTAGGCTAATGGAAAAACAAGACAAATTAAGTATCGAAGCTATTGAGTATGTGATCGACTGGTTGCCAACAAATGAGTTTTGGTTTGGAAATATAAGAAGCGCTAAGAAGCTACGGGAACAGTTTGAGAAGCTTAAATTTCAAATTAAATCAGAGAAAGAAAAAAATAAGCAACCTAAATCTGGCTATCAAAAGAATATAAGACGAGAGAAGCTTCCTGATTGGGTTGATAAGCCTCAAGAAGAAAAAGAACTTGATCCACAACAAAAAGCAGAAATCGATGCACGTTTCAAAGCATATTTGGCACAGAAAGCTCAAGAGGAAAAAGAAGATGACTGTTAACCACTTTATTGCACAACTTGAAATGATGCGTG